TGGTGCTGGTGTTTGAGGTTTTGGTGCAGTTGGTGCTGGTGTTTGAGGTTTTGGTGCAGTTGGTGCTGCTGGTGCCTCTTTTAATTCTTCTGAGTCTTCTTCTGACGTAGACGGTTCAAATAGTGTAAAACTTTTGTACACATATCCATCACCCATACGAATTTTTTTAATAACGGTGGTTTTGTTGATTTCGTTTTCTTTTCCACCTGATAATACACTTTCTGTGTTTTGATATGTTATTTGATATGGTGTTCGTGCAAATGGTGCTTTGATGCCCGGTACCGACAATGATGTGTTTTCTTTGCTGGTAAAGGAAATACCAATGCTACGACGTAACAATGCTTGAAAATTATCAGGCGGAGTCAATGTGATATTTTCTTTTTTAGCTATTGTTACTCTGTCCGCTTCAACCAATACCTCATTGAGTATTTGTCTGATAAAACGCTTTAAATCACTCTTTTTAAAATTGGACATAAGTTACAGTGCTATATAAATAGACACTAATAATATACAAATACTAAGATTTTTGTTGGTTTTTAAAAAATGTATATATTTATATTAAAATGCGGCAACGTCTTTGCTGCCAAAATAAAATACATTCGATTGAAGTTTCTCTCCAATAACTTCACAAACACAAGGAAAAAATATTATGTCAGATCTATTAAAAGAAGCTCTTGCTGACGCTAAGGCTGTACGTGCTACAGCACTTGCCAATGCAAAAGTTGCGCTTGAAGAAGCATTTGGTGAACGTGTACAAGCCATGTTCGCAGAAAGACTAAAGAACGAAGTTGCTGCTGATGAATCAGTTTCATCGGGTATTGGTGATGAACACGGTAATGTTCCAGCCAAACAACATCCTAAGAAGCCAGCTCATCAACCAACAACTCAAAAGGGTTCACAAGTGTTTGATACACACCTTGAGGAAAAAACCGAAGATCCAGGCGCAGGTGATCATATGGGTGATAATATCGAAGAAGAAGATTCAATTAGTGATGCAGAATTGGAAGAAATTATCGCTGAATTGGAAAAGGATGCTTCAATGGATGAAGAAGAAGGTGCAGCACCAACAGATCCAATTGCACCAGCACCTGCTCCAGTAGCTGCTGATCCAAACGCTGTTCCGCCAGCTCCAGTATCAGATACTCCAATGGCTCCAGCTCCAGTATCAGATACTCCAATGGCTCCAGCACCAGCTCCAGCACCTGCTCCAGTAGCTGCTAATCCAAACGCTGTTCCGCCAGCACCTGCTCCAGAAACACCTGTTTCTGAAGAAGACATGGAAGAAATCAGTCTTGATGAACTTCTTGCTGAACTTGAAAAAGAAGAAGACGGTGAAGAAGCTATCAAGGAAGAAGCTGGTGAAGATGAAGAAGATTCCAAAGATGAATCTGCTTATGAGGAACAAATTGCAGAAGTCACTGCACAACGTGACGAAGCATACAAGACTGTTGAAATTTTACGCAGCCAAATCAATGAAGTCAACTTGTTGAATGCCAAGTTGCTTTATACCAACAAGTTGTTTAAGCAATTTAGTTTGAACAATGAACAAAAGATGAAGGTTGTAGAAAACTTTGACCTCACTACGAGTGTACGTGAAGTCAAACTAACTTATGCTATTATGGCCGAATCGTTTAATTTGGGTGGATCAGTTGTTAAAAAGAAAAATACAACTGCAACTACTATCACCGAAGGTTTGGCAAGTAGACCGGTTGCAAGTACAAAACCATCACAACCAATTGTTGCTGGTGGAAATCAAATGGCAGAGAGATTTAAGACACTCGCTGGCATTAAAAAGTAATAACGTCTAAAACAAATTAAACAAAATAGGAAAATAATATGAGTGCAGATGTAAAGTCACTTCTAACGACAAATATGAACCCACAGGCAGAGCTTATGGCCAAGACCCGTGGATTGCAATCAAAGTGGGACCAAACCGGTCTTCTTGAGGGCCTACAAGGTACCGAGAAGGCAAATATGTCCATTTTGCTTGAAAACCAAGCCAAGCAGTTGCTTGATGAAGCTACCGCAACAGGTACCAGTGCAAACAGTGAACAGTGGGCAGGCGTTGCTCTTCCACTTGTTCGCCGTGTGTTTGCTGAAATCGCAGCTAAGGAGTTTGTAAGTGTTCAACCAATGAACCTTCCAAGCGGTCTTATCTTCTATCTTGATTTCAAGTACGGTACCAACAACGGTGCATTCACCAAGGACACCGCCAGTAACTATAGTTCACTATTTGGTGGTACCGGCACCAAGCTCGGTTCAACTGATAGTGCCACAGGTGGTCTTTATGGTCCAGGCCGCTTTGGTTACTCAATCAACGACCAATCAATCAATCACATCTCCGCAAGCCGTGCTGCTATAACCACATTGGCTAGCGTTAATTACGATGCTAACTACAGTGCTTCAGTTGCAGCTGGTGAACTTTTCACCTTGACCACAACCAACTTCTACAGTGCTTCTAGCGCTGCTGGTAATGTGTTTGATGCAAATGGTGTACGTTCATTCGTAATCAGTGCAGCAAGTATCGCTGGATACATTCCACAGTTTACCTCAATCAATGGTTCCGAAGTAACATTCGTTGTTAGTGGTTCAAATCCTGCTTCAGCAAGTTTGACCGTTAACTACAGTGTACAACCTAAGGACAGTAACCGTGGTGACTTCGAAGACAAAACCACAACCGATAGCTTGAGCTCAATCGGTATTCCTGAGGTTAACCTTGAGTTGAAGAGCGAGCCAATCGTTGCTAAAACTCGTAAGTTGAAAGCAGTCTGGACACCAGAACTCGCTCAAGACTTGAATGCTTATCATAGCATCGACGCAGAAGCAGAATTGACTGCTCTCTTGAGTGAATACGTAAGTATGGAAATCGACCTCGAAATTCTCGACATGTTGATCACCAACGTACCAACAATCACAACCGCACGTTGGAGCGCCAAAATCAATCGTGAAATCAGCGACAGTGGTGTCATCACCGACACAACCACAGCTGGTACAGGCGGTTACTACACCAAGTCAACTTGGTACCAAACCCTCGGTAACAAGATTCAAAAGGTATCTAACAAGATTCACCAATTGACTCTACGTGGTGGCGCAAACTTCCTAGTTTGCTCACCAGACGTTGCAACCGTGTTGGAGTCAATTCCAGGCTACGTTGTCAACACCGACGGTGATAGTGCTAAGTTCGCAATGGGCGTAAGTAAGGTCGGTACCTTCGCTTCACGTTTCCAAGTATACAAGAACCCATACATGGTCGAAAACACCATCTTGGTCGGTTTCCGTGGAAATAACTTCCTAGAAACCGGTGCTGTGTATGCTCCATACATCCCACTCGTACAAACCCCATTGGTGTATGATCCAGTGAACTTCACTCCACGCCGTGGTGTGATGACTCGCTACGCCAAGAAGATAGTGCGGCCCGAGTTCTACGGTAAGATTCTTGTCGGTGATCTCGATCAAGTCTAATCTGTAAGTAAATTAAAATAACACGAAAACCCCAATGAAAATTGGGGTTTTCTTTTGCACCAAATTATTTTTGTTGTATTTTACCGTAGAACTGTTATATGTATATACGATATGAATAAAACTGGTATATACAAAATTACAAATAAACGCAACGGCAAGTTTTACATCGGAAGTTCAAAACAAATTGAACGTAGATGGTGGGAACATCAAAATGATTTAAACAAAAATAAACATGGCAATCATAAACTTCAGACTGCTTGGAACCATTACGGATCAAACGAATTTGAGTTTACAATTATTGAAAACGTCGAAGAATCACAACTTTTGATTCGTGAACAGTTTTATTTGGATGTGTTCAAACCACACTTGGTGGGATATAATATTTCAGACAAGGTAAGTGGCGGTGATAATTTTACAAATAATCCAAATAAAGATGAAATTTTGAAACGTATGACTGTGGCAAATAATACTGGTCACATGCACGGAAAAACCCATAAACCGGAGTCAATCGAAAAACAGAAGAATGCAGCTGTTGGTCGATATACACTGGAATGGTTTAAAAACAAATATGGTGAAGAAGGAGGATTGACAATGTACAATCAAAGAAATGAGTTTTTAAAACAGAGAGATATAAATTATGTGTATGACAACGGTCTTAAAGGAACAAAAAAAGGACCAATGTCACAGGATGTAAGAGATAAAATAAGTGATGCAAAGAAACAGTTTAAGTTGAATAAACCTCAATTTATTTTGGATTTAAAGTCGGGACAATATACCAACAAACAGTTGGCTGAAAAATATAATGTTTCGGATGTGACAGTGAAATACTATAAACGTAAATTAATTTAATATTTAATAATATGGACTATAAATCATTTTTTAGATATTTGTGGGAAGGAAGACATGGAAGGTTTTGGCGTGCGTACTGGATGGATAGTCGTGGTATGTTTCATGAAGTGTATCGTGATGAAGATGGTAGAGTTGGACATTTTAGATTTGCGAAAGAATATTGTGATACACACAACATAAATTGTAGTGCAACTAGTCCTATAGATGAATTGTTTAAAAGAGGATGGATACGAGTTACTTACAATTATGGTTCGGAAAATGAAATGCACTTTGATTATGCGCATCGTCAACCAAGTGATACGCAAATACGATCATTAAAAAACAAAGCTACTGAATTGGGTGCTTTGTCAATTTTTGATGATAAACAAAACAAACCCGTCGAATTTTAATACTTATAATTATGATCAAACTAACAGGTATAATGTCCGGTGAAAATTACAATCCGGAACCAATGAAATTGGTAACAGGTGCAGTAATATCAGCTGATCTTAAGTTTCATTTGGAAAAGGGACTTTCACTATCAGAAAATGTATTTCGTACATACAGTGAAAAGTATTTTGAATTGATCAATGAAGTTCGTAAGTTGTATGAACAAGATTTGATTGAACTTAATGATGAAGACTTGGAATTAATTGAGAGCGATCTTGGTGTTACTGGTATGTATGAGGGTCGTGAAGTTTATTTGGACGCTCCTATTGAAGAGGATGAAGATCAATTGTTGGAGGTTAAACATCGTGGTCGTACAGTACATTTGAATCGTCCATTTAGAACTCCGGGTGGTGCAAAGAAGTTTGCTGTTTATGTAAGAGGTAAGAATGGCAATATCAAAAAGGTATCATTTGGTGATCCAAAGATGAGAATACGTGCAAGTAGTGCTGCTCGTAGAAAGAGTTTTAGAGCACGTCACAAGTGTAGTCAGAAGAAGGATAGAACCACGGCTGGATATTGGAGTTGTCGTAGTCATCGTATCAAGAGTTTAGGAACCAAGGGTAAGGGTAGATACTGGTAATTTTATGAATAGACACGTTGAAAAGGGATGTTTGATGGCACTGGTGGAACCAACGTATGGTCCACATATTGTTCGTATTGGTAAAACTGCAATACCTCCAGAGATATTGTATACAGATCCAGAAGATCCAACGTATGGTTATGATGAAGAACCGCATGTTACATTGAAGTATGGATTTTTGCCAGATTTACAGAAACGTGATGTTGCTGGTATATTAAAAGGTGTAAGACCATTTGATATTGTATTGAAGGCGTTAACTCAGTTTAACAATGAAAAATATGATGTGGTTAAATTTGATGTTGATAAAAACAATCAACAATTGATGGAATTACGTAATCGTTGCAATAGATTGCCAAACGAAGATAGTTATCCTGATTATCATCCGCATATTACATTGGCATATGTTCAAAAAGGAAAGTTTCCGCATACAAAAGATGGGTTAAACATTGTTATACCTATTACACGATTCAAATATAGCGGACCACAAGGCAAATATTACATAAATTTATGATTTTTATAAAACAGATTTTAATTGAAAGTAGAATTGACGATTTCAAGAGGTTGTTGCGTGACAAATTCACTTCTAGCTTTTTGCAATTTATTGTTGACAGAGATTTGAGTAAAAACCATAAAAACTTATTGTGGATTGGTAAAATTTTAAAGTCAGAGCCTGATACCAATGTTGAAGAAATGTTAAATAATTTGAACTTGTTCAACAGAATAGGAACATCTACAGATTTGTATCAATTCAAGGACTATCTTTCATTTGTAGAGTTTTTGAACAAAAAAAGCAAAGAAGTTCAAATGGGCAAAATGGCTCAGGTTAAACGTAATACCAGTGTAATTGCGGACACAAAACGTTGGCAAGTTGTTGCGCCAAAACGTCATGAATCGTGTCAATATTATGGTGGTGGAACCAATTGGTGTATCAGTACCAGCAACGAAAGACATTGGAATAATCATTTTTATGAAGGAACTATTGTAATAATAAAAGATCGTTCTAAACAACCTGATGATCTTTTGTTCAAAGTTGCTGCGGTTGGTAATGCAGCTGCAGTTTTTGATAATCATAGTTATAGTGATTCTGAAAGTAAAAAGAATTTATTGGCCCAATATGTATATTTTTGGAGAAAAGACGACACTAGAATGTCAAAAAATGATACATATATTTATTTAAGTTCAATTCCTGAAGAAATAGTGGACAAAATTATAAATTATTTTGAAGATGATGATGTTAACGAAAGACAGTATGAACGTTATTATGAATTGGCATCAAAAAAGTTTACTGATGGTAATGGTAGAGATATTCTTGTAAAAGAGTTATTTTATATATTTACAACGATAGTATCAAAAACAATGGAAATTGATGATGAGGTTGATGCTGATGATTATGATAAAATTATGAGGTCTCTTTTTGAAAAAGAAGAGTGGAATTGGGATGACTTTTTATCACAACTGTGGCATGGTTGTATATCAGAACAAGGAGTTGACGATGATGATTTTAGTCCAGATATTGGAACCACCAATATCAAACGTCGTATAGACGACCATACTGAATATTCGTATGAGGATATATTTCAAACTTCTGCAGAAGCGCTTAAATCTTCAGAAAGTTTTACTGTTATGGACGACATTATCAGACGTTATCTACGTGGTAATATAATGGATCCATATGATGAACGATTTGATAAGTATTATGCGTTGAAAAGACACATGAAGGCATTGTTTCCGAACCTTGAATATAATGGTATATTAATACAATCGTTGCAAATGTATAATAAAAAGAAACATCCCGGATTTTTTCAAGGTCAAATGTCTTTTCCATATAGTGGTTTAGCTGGTACGGTGAATACGTTTGTACCCAAAACCATTGATGATGTTATCAATGTATTGAGTATCAATCCCAAGGCTACAGACATAGTAAAATGGATTCAAACCTATAGAAAAGATCTTAAAGAGTATAAACGAATAATGTTGAAGAGTTTGTTGTTTAAATACCGTCGTAATTGAGTACATACGTTATGTCAAAACCCTACAAACAAACTGAGTTGGGTAACAATCAATATATACGTGAATTTTCTTCAGATGTAGATACTCACGAATTGGAGTGGCATTTGGATCGTGAAGATCGTATTGTTGAAGTTATAGAAAATACAGATTGGGAGTTTCAATTGGATAATAAACTGCCAATACATTTGGAAAATACCATTTTTATACCCAAAGAAACATATCATAGGGTAATTAAAGGAAATGGTAAACTAATAGTGAAGATAACTAAGTTATGATGGTATATAAATTTGGTTATACTCAACTTCATTATCAAGTTTGTATCCAACTGATGTCATGTGATTGATATATTTTTCTTGTCTTCCGAAGTTTTCAATCACAATTACTTTTGGTTTATATTGTTCTAAATTTATACCGTTTATTACTTCCAATTCATGTCCTTCAACATCAATTGATAGTATGTCAACTGTGTTGATTTTTGCTTCTGACAATATAAAATCCAATCGTCTAACTTGCACTTTAATTTCTGTGAGTATGGGTTTACGATTACAATTTACGTTAATTGGATGATCATAATTTAACAAATCTGATATTCCGTTTTGATATCCTTCATGTTGTAAGTGTGCCGGTGATATAGACAATGCTGAAAATGATTCGAATGTAAGAGGATGTCCAAATTGGTTTACCCAGTTAATTTTATTGAAAATTACATCATTTTTGTTTTCGGAACTTGCTGCATATTCATATACTTCATTACCAAATTCACGATGTTTTTAAGCAAATTCTGGTATTGGTTCAACAATAATGGTACGCCATCCATTTATTTTAAAATGGCGTGACATTGATATAAAATCGGGAGTTGCACCGCCAACTTCTACCATTGTACCTTTGTATTCAAAGTTATTAAAATATTTTTGTCTAATAACTTTATCTGTGTCAAACTCAGCAAAATATTGTTCAATCATGTAAAATACATATTACTAATCAATTTGGTTTTATTTATTTTATTTGGATATTTATAGTCAATGAGTGCATGTGTAAACAAATACAAAAAGTGTGAAAGGATGGATTAAAATATGAGCGCCGGACTCGACTCTGATCGCGTAAGATGGCCCGGCAGTGGAAGTGCTGTACCCGGAAGAACGCCATTTGGATTTTATGATACAGATGCAAGATTTGTTGCGGATTGTAGCAGCAGTGCTGTATGGGCAGCTATTCGTTTGGGATATCCAATCGAAGATATTGAAATGATTGATTTGAACTTTTATGCAGCATTTGAAGAAGCTGTAACAGAATATGGTTCACAAATCAATCAATTCAACATTCGTAACAATTTGTTGTCATTGATGGGACAATCAACGTCAACCGTCGTAAACGGCCGCCCAATGACAGGCGATCCATTGCCTTACGTTATTAAGATGTCCAAGGGTTATGGTAGCGAAGTGGGTGTAGGCGGTAACGTAGATTGGAAGAAGGCTAGTATTGATGTAGTAACTGGTCAACAAAACTATGATTTGCAATCGTTGTATGATCAAGCATCTGGCAGTGGTAATCGTATTGAAGTAAAAAGAATATTTCACTATGGACCGCCAGCGTTTGCTCGTATTTATGATCCATTTAGCATGACTGGTATGTCATATAGCAACGTATTGAACGAAATGGGTTTTGCTGGATATAGTCCTGCTGTTCAATTTTTGATGACACCTATTTTTGAAGATTTGTTGCGTGGTCAAGCAATTGAGTTTAACGACATGGTTCGTAAGAGTAGTTATAGTTTTGAAATTGTCAATAACAAATTGAGATTGTTTCCTATACCAACGACCAACTACAAGGTTTACTTTGAGTATGCGTTGGAAAGTGATAGAGATGCAAATCTTTATTATAGTGGTTCATCAAGTACACCATCTGGTAGTTTACCCGATCAAATTTCTGACTTTAGCAATGTTCCATATGAAGATGTGGTATATAGCAAAATTAATGCTCCCGGTAGACAATGGATACGCAAGTATTATTTGGCGGTATGTAAAGAAATGTTGGGTGGTATTCGTCAAAAATACAGTACCATACCAATTCCCGGCGGTGAAGTTACACTTGATGGTGGAGAATTACGTAGTGAAGCAAGTAGTGAAAAAGAAGCTCTAATGACACAACTTCGTGAAATGTTGGAAGCGTCATTGCCGTCCAAATTGATTGAAGAACAAGCAATGAAGGCAGATAAAAGCACCGAGATATTGAGAAAAGTTCCGTTGATGATTTATATTGGGATTTGGGCATTTGGTTTTTTATATATGGCGTATGACAAATTTATTCCAATTGTGCAATACTTTACATAAGACATATGGCATCATTACGAGGAAGATATTTTAGTGCACGTGACATTAACTTCATCAATTCGATCAATGCTGAATTGATGGGTGATATTATTGAAACAATTGTTACGGTCTTCAAAATTGCTGCGTCTGAAACACGTGTCAATTTGTATGGTGAAAGTGCACCGTCTGAAGGCAAGGTTTTTTATCCTGGCATTGATCTGACTTCTATTATTGATCGTGGTGATATTAGTGGTGAGGATGAAGGATTTGGTCCGGATCGTGATCAGGATGTGGTATTTAAATTTAGAGAAAAGATGTGTCAACAGATCAATTTCTTTCCTCAAATTGGTGATATCATTTTATTTAACGACCGTTATCATGAAATTGATAATGTGGTTCAAGAACAATTTTTAGGTGGTCAAAGTGATAAGAGTCACAGTTTTATTTGCAATACTCACTATAGCAGATTGAGTAAACTCAACATAATGGAAAGACAATTATAATTATGGCATGGAAAGGCAATCCAAATAATCCCGCACCAAATACTATTAACAATACACCAAATATTGCTGATAAAAAGATTGCGGTTAATAGAGCTACGCAAATACGTAGAGATACTGATGAATTCAAAACGTTCACGGTATCACTATTGGATATTGATACTGCAATTTACACATATATGGATACCGTCATCAATTTGACGGTTGAAGACAATGGTGAAAATGTAAAAGTGCCAATATTTTATGGTAGTCCTGAACGTTGGAAAGCAATACAAGTAGATGGTTATTTGCGTGACAATCAAGGCAAACTTCAATTGCCTGCTATTATGTACAAACGTAATAGTGTTGCAAAAAATGAAAATCTTGCAACATTCAATCGTCACTTGACTGTTCAAGTTTATAAGAAGTATGACGAAAAAAACAAATACGACAAGTTTTCAATATTGACAAAACAAAGTGCGCCGGTGGGTCAATTGTTGAATGTTACGTTGCCTGACCATGTTACATTGACGTATGAGTTTATGTTGTGGACAGAATATGTTGAACAAATGAATGCGTTGATTGAAAAGATAAATTTTGCGGCTGAAGAATATTGGGGAGATCCAAAACGATTTAAGTTTCGTGTGTATATTACTGATTATAACAATACCACCGAAGTTAATACCGGAAAAGACAGAATGGTTAGAACCACATTCAACATGACAGTTCAATCATATTTGTTGCCTGACAGTTTTGAAAACAAAAAGTCTACCACCACCAAATCAATTACCAATCGTAAAATTGTTATTAGCGGTGAAACTGTGAATGGTGTGCAAATGCAAGCAATTAATGCGGATGTACGTGCCAATTCTTATAAAAAACCACAACCGTATCATTTTGTTAATCCATTGGTTGCGGACGGTACTGTTATGTCCACTCCAAAAATGGGTTTTGTGGATAACACATCTTCGACAAATTTGCCAGTATCTCAATCCAAAGTGGACAACATTATAAATGCATATAGTAACTTGTCTGGTGCAAAATCCAATGCATCTGGAGCAATATGGCATAAACCACCTACCGATGAAAATTCATATGGTGAAGAGGGGTGGATGGCATACGATGATAATTATCACTATATTTACATAAATGGAAAGTGGTTGAGACAGCCACTAAATAATTTTAACAGTTTTTAATTATGGCTCATTTAGATCCAAAATCTATAGTTTTTATACAAAGAAATAGTGCAGGAACTCAGTTTGATCAAGTCAATATATCGGGTTCTAATTTGTATATTAAAACCAATGAAAATGGTGATTTAGTAGGATTTGAAATTACGGGGAGTTTAGCAGGAACATCGGGCGTATCTGGTACGAGTGGCACGTCTGGAACCAACGGAACTTCAGGCACTTCGGGTACGAGTGGCACGTCTGGAACCAATGGAACTTCAGGCACTTCAGGCACTTCGGGTATGAGTGGCACGTCTGGAACCAACGGAACTTCAGGCACTTCAGGCACTTCGGGTACGAGTGGCACGTCTGGAACCAACGGAACTTCAGGCACTTCAGGTACAAGTGGAGTTTCTGGAGTACAAGGTGCACAAGGCGCTACTGGTACGTCCGGTGAAACGGGAACATCAGGTACGAGTGGTACTAGCGGTGTAAAAGGTGATTCGGGAACATCAGGAACCAGTTTCACTGGACAACAAAATTATGTTCAAGTTTTGGGTACGATAGTCAACAATGTTTCTACAATTGGCACAACTATAATTTCTGGTACTATTACTACAACTGGCAATTCTGTATATGTACAAGTGACAGGTGATGCAAATCCAACATCATCTCCCGCTTGGTGTAGGTTACAAATTCATAGAAATGGAGTTGCGGTGGGTAATATTGTTCAAGCAGAACAACTTAATAACAATGTAAACGTTCCATATTGTGTACACTTTATAGACAATCCGGCAGCTGGAACTTACACATATTCAATGCGAACTGTTAGTGGTATTGCTGGAACTTTTCAATTTGGCGAAATGACTGGACCAACTCTTACCATAGTAGAATTGACCGGGGGTCAAAATGGAACATCTGGCACTTCTGGTGTTGCTGGAACAAGTGGTGTACAAGGTGCACAAGGTGCTATTGGATCTGGAACATCTGGAATCACAGGTACATCAGGAGTAAGTGGAACAAGTGGTGTACAAGGTGCATCAGGAACATCGGGTACGTCAACTGGTGTAATACCTGCGTGGACAAGCGCTGGGGGAATTACACTTACTGCAACCACTACTAATCCTACAAAAGGTACAACAACTTTTGATAATATCAGTTATCGTCAAGTTGGATCAAAAGAATGGGAAATAATTTTAACATACATACAAACATCTGCTAGCGGTCTTTCTGGTACTGGCGATTATTTAGTTACATTGCCTAATGGTCTTTCATTTGATACCACTTTACCTAGTCAACAAATATGGACGGGTAATATTCAATCAAGTGTATGGACACATTTACAATATGTAATACCAAATTCTAATGGAACGATAACCAATCTTTATGTCGGTGCTCACATATTTCCTATGGTTTACAATAGTACAAAATTTCGTATATTAACTATTACATATGGCCAAGGAGTACAATGTTGGGCAAGTAATTTTTATAGCATAGGAGCAGATAATCCTAAAATACAACTAAAATTTTCGTTTACATCCACGTAAAAACTTTATTTGTATTTAACTATATATAGAAAATACTTATAACATATGCAATACGGCCCAAAAATTAATACGAATGGATTGATACTATATTTGGATGCCGCAAACGTAGCGAGTTATCCCGGCACTGGTACCACGTGGACGGATTTAAGTGGCAACAATAATAATTTCACATTAACAAACGGTACAACGTATGATAGTAACAATGGTGGAAGTTTAATATTGGATAGTTCAAAACCAGCAACGAGATCAATTGTATCAACTTCTACAACTATAAGCATGGACGTTTGGTTTAGAGTTACTACATATGCTGAGACTACTTTGTTTTATAATGGTAACGGAGGATTGAATGGATATGGATTTGCTTTTGGTGCATGTGGCGCATCAACATCTACATTGTTTGTATTTTTTGGCGGTATTAATTGCAATGTTGTATCTCAAGCAAACATAGCAACTAATACTTGGTATAATGCAGTTTATACTAGAACGACAAATTCAAACATATTGTATATCAACGGTGTATCTGTAAGTACCAGTAGTTTCAATCCTACAGCACCGGGAGCAGCAACTACAACATCTATTGGCGGGTTTAATGGTAATATTTCTATTGCTAAAATGTATGACAGAGTATTACCTGCAACGGAAATATTGCAAAACTATAATTCAACCAAAAGTAGATTCGGACTATAATTATATAACATATGCAATACGGACCAAAAATTAATACGAATGGATTGATACTATATTTGGACGCAGCTAATTTATTGAGCTATCCTGGCACTGGAACAACGTGGACGGATTTGAGTGGTAATAACAATAATGGCACACTAACCAATGGACCAACATTTAGTAGTGATAAAGGCGGTTGTATTTCGTTTGATGGTAGTAATGATTTTGTTGAAGTTGCAAATGCTACATCTTTAAACGCAAGTGCACAAACAATTAGTGTGTGGTACAATGCTAGTACACTTCCAGCAAGATCCGCTAATATAATATGTAAACACGATACGGTCGGTTCATTCAATGGATATCAGCTTTTTACTAAAAATTCCGCTACTATAAAAGTCGGAAGCGTTGCGTATAATATTGGATCCAATGCCGGTATTGTTTCTACATGGTACTATTTAACTTTAGCGTATACTTCTAATGTTAGTATGACATTATATGTTAATGGAGTAGCTGATGGTAGTGCAGTTGCAATTGGTAATTTATCTATAAGTTCCAATCCGTTAAGAATTGGTAGATCTCAAGATGCGTTTTGGTCAATATTTACTGGAAAAATTGCATCTGTTTCTATTTACAATAAACAGTTAACAGCTGCTGAAATTTTGGGAAATTATAATTCAACCAAAGCAAGATTTGGATACTAATTATATAACATATGTCTGCTACAATAGGACCAAAATTAGAAACAAATCAATTAGCCATTTATTTGGATGCTACAAATACATTGAGTTATCCACGTAGTGGTACCGCGTGGACGGATTTGAGTGGCAACAATAAAAACGGAACACTAACAAATGGACCGGTTTTTAATTTTGTAGAAAACAGCTTTGTATTTGATGGAACAAATGATTATGTGGATATTGCAAATACCGCTACTGGTATTACTTATGCTAACAGTACATTTACCGTAAGTTTGTGGTTTAAACAATCTTCGTTATCAAATGGTGCGTTGATTTCAAAAAATGGAGCCACAAGTGGTTGGGCAATATGGGCATTATCAGACGGAACCATTGTTACTTATTTTAAGAACAATAGTATTGATTCATATGATAAATATACATCAGCGGTGATTACACCAGACACATGGATACATCTTGTGTCAGTGATAACTACAAGTACAACTGTTACTGCAAATAATAGCGTTACACATTATGTAAATGGTGTTGCAAATACAGGTACTGAATTAAAATCATCAACTTATGTAGATGATACATCTTCCAATATATTTTTGGGAAGAAGAACTACGTCGCCATATTTTGCTGGAAATATTGCATTCGCACAAATATACAGTCGTGGTTTGAGTGCATCTGAAGCGTTAGCAAATTATAACAACAGCAAAGTTTCATTTGTAACAAGTTTTGCTTCTGATATTGTTAAAAACAATTTGATGATGTTGTTGGATGCTGGTAATACAAACAGTTATCCGGGCACTGGAACAACGTGGACCGATTTAACAGGACAGGGAAGAAACGGTACATTGACAAATGGACCAACGTTTAGTACCACAAACGGCGGTAGTATTGTGTTTGACGGATCCAATGATTATGTTGACATGGGAGCAAGCACCTATTGCAATATAATCAATATTAGTTTTTCTGCATGGGTTTATTTAAAATCCGGTCGATCCGATTATACCATTGTTGGTAGATATTTCAACACAACTCAAAATGGTTTTCTACTTTACTACGATTTGGCAAGTAATAAGTTTGGTGCAGACGGCAGAGAATCAAGTGCAGCGTATTTGAGTGTTCGTACCACTGGCAGTTATACAACCAACAATTGGTATCATTTTACGTGGACAAAATCAGCAAATTTGTGGTCAATTTATATCAATGGTGTTCTTGATACATCTGCTAGTGTTGGAAATGGTACAACTGCGTTTACAAACAATAATATGTGGTTGGGTGCATACGACATAGGGGGGTCTCAAGCATATGGTTTTGTAAATTTGGCACAAGTTAACATTTACAGCAAAGCACTTTCTGCGACTGAAGTGTTGCGAAACTATAATTCTTTAAAAGGTAGATTTGGATACTAATTATATAACATATGCAATACGGCCCAAAAATTAATACGAATGGATTGGTGTTGGCATTTGATGCTGGAAATTTATTGAGTTATAGTGGTTCCGGAACATCATTGACCGATTTAACAGGACTTGGAAACAATGGTACATTAACCAATGGACCTACGTTTGATAGTGAAAAGGGCGGCAGCATTGTGTTTGATGGTACAAATGATTAT